TACTTGTCAGATTCTACCATATTTTGGAGATAAAAAATTAAAAGACATATCTGTCATAGAAATTGAAAGATGGCTGGAAACGATGAAAAATAAAGAGTTAAAGACAAGTACCATCAATTTGTCCAAAGGAATATTATCAATGTATTTGAATCAAGCGGTACGGCTTGGATACATTCAATCAAATCCGTGCATGCTCGTCCACGGCATAAAAGACAATACGATTGAAAAAAAGCGAAACTTTTGGGAAGTAAGCGAGTTCCAGCAGTTCATAGCATGCGTTGATGATGAATTTTGTAAAGATGCTTTTACTTTTTTATACGGTACAGGATTGCGGAGAGGCGAATTTTTAGCGCTCCAATGGAAAGATGTTGATTTTGAAAAAGAGCAAATTCATATTACCAAAACTCTAGCTTTTAAAAGTATTGGAAATTACACTTTTACAACTCCAAAGACAAAAAACTCAATCCGCAATATCGATATTCAAAAATCACTGATGTACATTCTTAGAAAAAGATATGATCATGATAAAAAGTTGGACGGATTCAATCCAAATTACTTCGTGTTTGGTGATATTCGGCCATGCACGATCAATAAATTAAGATATAATCTCATGCACTACATCAAAAAATCAGGTGTGCCGAAAATATCTATACATGGTTTGCGCCATAGCCATGCTACATATCTTATTCAGACAGGCAAAATTGATGATCAACTAATAGCGGATAGGCTCGGCCATACTGTTCAAATGTTGCGTAGCACATACGCACATATCTATCGCAAGCAAAGAAATGATATCAAGAGCGTGCTTGATGATATTAGTAAAAAGTAGGCCAAAAGTAGGCCAAAGCACTAAAAACAACTATACATAAAGCACTTACGTTTTTATCATTTAATTATGGATTGTTTAAAAATATCGCTAAAACGCTAAAAAATCGCTTAAAATCGTAAAAAAATCGCTAAAAATTCCTATTTTTATACAGGCAAATTTAAAAAAGTAGTCCAAAATGTGCCCACAAAAAAAGCAATACCTACATGCATTAAAAATTGTGATGATTGATTTCACCACAATTATTTTTTATTTTGATTCTTTCTTTATTAGTTTCTCAATCCATTCGGATTTTGAAACTCTATGCTCAAGCGCTTGGCTTTCAAGGATTTGAGCAACTGGTTTTGATAGGCTGATGGTGGTTACTACCTTTTCACCATCATCTTCAACGACTCCGAAAAGCTCCTCGTATTTGTCGGCATCGCAATGTTCCTCGACCCAACTTTTTGCATCGTTTAGGTCGAGTGGAGTGATCTCTTCACCACCAGACCACTCATTTCGCCCTACAGATTCTCTGTACTTGGACAATGGTCCACCAGTACCATACAGGAAATACTCGCCTGTACGCTTGCGGTAAAGCTCTTCTAGACAATACTCGAATTGTCCAGGATATGAATACTGATATTCACCGACCAATTCAGCCGTATCGGTATCATACTTCTTTCCACGAATAATTTTTTTCATTTTATTTTTCCTCCTCTAAGTTAGTGTTTTTTAGTGTTATCGCTTCACTTTTTTTTAGAACTCTCCCATATGATCCATGTAGAAATCATATTCTTTAGTGTCTGCATCATCTAATGATTCAAGCACCAAATTTAATATTCTAATTACTTTTAATGTCTCATCCGTCTCGCACTGGCAACAACTATATAATGTTTGCTTCAAAATATAGATTTGCTTTTCGCTCAAACCCATTTCTTTGGCTTGAGTTTCAAATTTTTTCAAATAATGACTGAAATTTAGTCCTTTATACGTTCCTTCATAGTCAATTCCATTTGGTAATATCATGATTTTTTCCTCCTGGGATGCTCTCCCTTATCTCTATAAGTATAATATACCCATTTTATGCATAAGTCAATACTTTTATATGAAAGTTTATACTTTTATTTATTGGAAAGGCAAATAAAAAAAACACCGGCCATGATTGACCGGTGCCGTGAGAAAGGCTATAAAAACGGATGGTTGTAAATATGATATTAATCGCAATATTATTTAACGTTATAATTATGCATAGATGTATTGTTTGTATAATTATGCATTTAAACGCAATATTATATATCGTTTAATTAATTGAATATACTATAGTGCCAATTTTTCAAAAATATGGCACTAACAATAACACAAGTGTCAAATTTATCAAAATAAAGCACAAAAAAATCAGGATGACCGCTAAGGCCATCCCTTTTTTTACTCGATAGAAATAGTTGATATTCAACAAATTGCACTTTTTAGAAAGTGACGAAAACACAAGCTAAAAAATATCCTTCTTTAACATACCACTAATCTTGATTCGTTTGATTTTGCCTTTCAATATCATTGCCCTGTAACCTTTTGTATCGGTCATCTCCGACATAGCCAGCACAACAGGTGAGTCATACGAAAGCGTTAAGTTTGTTATGCGTATTCCGCCGCTACCATTAGGGGAAGAGATGAATAATGCGGATGGAGTCATACCTTCCGGAACGACTATATCACCGGAATACCAATTCCACGAAGTGTTTGTGTTGCTGCTAGTTAAGTAGGGCCAAGTCCAGTTAACGTTATCGCCATCGTCTTTGTATTCGATGGAGACCCAAGCCCCAGCGTTGCTTGTCGATATAGCCTTATGCCCAAAACCTACGTGTAACTTTCGGTTGCCGGTCTGCTTGGGGAGCGAAATTCTATAGATTAAACAATCTACGTGGTCTGTGCCGGAATATTTAGGGATAATGTAGTCATTTCCTTCTTTTACAGCTCCGTTCATCAGTAATGGCGATATTCCATTCAGTAGATTGCTACTCATAGCGTCTACCCCCCCCGCATCAGCGGTCAGCGTTTCGCCCTCGGCCGGTGCCCATGCGACAGGTGTATCACCCTTGACAAGCATTAAATGGTTAAATACTGCCTTACGTTTTTCACCATTATAGGGGTAAGTGTTAATAATCTTTATATGGTTCGGGTCAGCGTGGTCTGCCCGCTGTTTATAGACGAACGTCAGTGTACACACACCTGGAATGTCACCCCTTAAATTTCCGGCACCCCAATAACCTCCACCGTCAAATATATTTAATTTAGGTGTCTTCCCGTCACATTCAAGTTCTTCTACATATGCAGAAATTGTGTAGGTAGTGCCAACAACCAACGGTTCAGTGGTTGCATATGTATTCACCAAGTACGTATCGACATTTACAGTTGTACCAGTGCCAATAAGAAGATTGCTAATATGTTCGCTCATTACGCTTCCAACCTCGCTCTATATACTGACGTGCTGTCGACACTTGACGATGCAACGGATAGCGTCTTTCCCGTACCAACAACATTTCCATCTTTATACCACTGTATAATTCCAATCATAGCTACCTCCTCGTCCGTAAGTTCCGCGCCTCCTCGGAAGACGTGTGCAGTCATAACTGTAGAGCCTGTACCGTTGTCACTGGATATCGTCATATAGATCGCACTTGAGCTTCGTACGGCATCCGATGCATCCATGGCCACATCCTCACTATCCGTGACAGTCATATCGATATGTATTACATCGTCGATCATAAGACCTCCTCATCCAGTGACGTATCCACACGGATGCTCTTGATTTCTGTGGCATATACCGCATCAGAGACCTTGATGCGCACCTGGATATCGGCGGAGCCCTGATAAAAAGCAAAGGTTTCTTCTTGGCTTAGCCTGACGCTGATGGTCTTGTCCTGGATAGTGATATCACTGGTATCCTTGACAAGCCGTACATTCTCCCCCTGGCGGATGATAACGCGAATCAACTCGCATTCAGTGAGATCGATATCGGTCGACAGTGTACATGTAATGGTTGGTGTGGTCCCTCTTCTCATAGTCCTTACTCCTTTCTATAAAAGTTCTGCAAGCTCGTATGTCTTTTCAAAAACACTAGGCTTGCAAGGATAGAACTCACCATCTACACCTTTGATGATGTAATCACCATAAGTCGCATAAATGCCCCCTTCCAATGTGCTAACATAAGCACCTTCAAGATAGCCATCTCTCCAAACCAACGTGATATTACCTTTACCAAATTCAATGATTTTATCACGATTACGGAAGTTTAGTTGCATCGCTTCGATCACGATCGGCTTCTTGCGATAGTGCAGAGCCATCTATTGGCCCTCTTTGGTCTCGGTCAAACATCGAGCTTTCAGCCAGTATCCTAATTCGGTGATGTATACACTGTCGGATGGTACATCGACTTTTC